CTCGGATACGCATTATTTGATCTCCTTGTTTGCGTTGATGGCAGAGGACAGGCGCAGGCGCAGTTCAGCGCGGCGCAGCAGAAACATAATCTCGCCAGTGTCGTGGTAGTTCGGATGGTCGTCGGTGTAGTTGCGCTCAATGTCGCGGTCGATGCACTCCAGAGCCGCCTCGGCCTGCTCCAGCGTGATGAGGATGGTTGGGTCTGACATGTTGTTTGCTCCTATCAAAACGGCGGCTCTTCGCCGGGGTAAGTTGGTTTCCATTGGGGCGGCGCGTAGGCCGCTGGCTGGGGGCGGGGTGCTGGCCGGGCGATGACGCCCAGCAAGTCTAGTTCATCGTCGCGTTGCTTGTGATAAAGCCAATCGCCGTAGTCCTCTTCGTAGCGGTAGCGGGTCATGCGGCCTCCAGCAGCTTCATGACGTTAAGAATTTGCTGAACGCGCACGCCCTTTGTGTCGAACAAGGCGCTGCGGATTTCTTCATTTGTTTTGCCGGCCTTTGCCATTTCGGCGGCAATTGCGATTACTTTGAGTTGGGTCATCTTAGTCATCCTTGTTTGCTAGTTCGTATCCCCACAATACAGCCTACCACACCGCGTGCAAGCAAATAATTGCACCTTGTGCAAATTATTTTTGACTTACGATGCGCCACCCACCGCGAGGTCCAGCCTCCACGATTGCCAGATCATCGTTGGCTAGGATCACCAGAGCAACGACCTTTGCACGCGCACGGCGGGCTTGGGCCTTGATCTCTGCCAGCGTCAGAGGCGCGCTCACAGCGCCACCTCTTTGATGGCGATGCGGCAGGCATCCGCGAGATACTCGCGCAATGCTGCGTTATCAATGCAGCGAAAAACCAACTCATCGCGGCCCAGGCCGGATTTGGCGCAGGCAACATCTGCCACGGTCGGCAGCGCAACTGCTTCATCAGCAGTCAAGCCCATCAGAGAAGCGAGGAGAAGAAGAGAAGTCATGGAACCCTCCAAGGTCCGTGCGCTGCGTGGCGTGATTGCCGCGCTTGGCGCTATGTTGTTTTTCGCTTCGTTATGTCAATTTAATTTGCCATCATCGGCATTGCAAGCAAATAATTGCGCTTGACGCAACTTTTTTTACACCATAAGCCTAAATGACCGAAACACAGGAGAACGCCAATGATGGCTCAAACTAAAATCAGGCTATGGTGCGCCAAGGACGGGCGCAAGTTGGGCTGGATCGCCCAGCAGATCCCCGTGGCATCGTCCAGCTTCAGCCGCTGGATGACTGGCCGCATCGTGCCGTCCGCAGTCTACCGCCACCGCATCGCGGACATCACCGGGATTGAGGATCTGCGGTTTGAAGAAGAATGGATCAGCGCGGGGGATATGGCATGAAGCGTGACGAGATTTTAGACACCGCCAAGGAATACGTCACCAAGGATCGCGCAGACACGCACGGCGATGCGGAGAGCAACTTCGGCTTGATCGCCATGTATTGGTCGGCGCACCTTGACGCCTACGTTGGGCCGGAAGATGTCGCCATCATGATGACCCTGCTGAAGCTGGCCCGCGCCAAGGCCAACCCGGCCCACGCAGACAACTGGATCGACGGATGCGGCTATCTGGCCTGCGGCGGTGAGATCGCGGTGGGTGGCGCGTAATGGCCCTCTACATCGGCATCGACCCCGGCAAGACCGGAGCCATCGCTGTCATGGACGGTGACGACATGAGCGTGCGCGTGTTCGACATGCCCGGCACCATCGAGGAAAAACGCGCCATCCTGTCGGACATCGGCAGCGTGCGGTGCGCTTGGATCGAAAAGCCTTTCTTCCCGCGCATGATCGGCATCAAGAACGCCGTGACCATCGCGCAGGCCTACGGTGAGATGAAAGCCTGCCTGTTCTACGCTGGCGTGCCGACGAATGAAGTGCCGCCGGCGACGTGGAAAAAGCACTTCGGCCTGTCCACCGACAAGGACGCATCCAGGGCATACGCATCAAGCGTCTTCCCGGATCAGTCCAATCTTTGGGCGCGCAAGAAAGACGACGGCAGGGCCGAGGCGGCTCTGATCGCATATTACGGATGGAGGAAGAAATGAACCGAGACCTGACCAACAAGGAATACCACGCCCACCCCGCGATCTCGTCATCCGACGTTAAGGCGGTCCACACCAAGTCGCTGGCACACTGGAAAGGCAAGGTCCGCAAGGAAACCTCTGCCTTCGCCTTGGGCAGCGCCGTTCACGCTCTGGTGCTGGAGCCGGAAAAGAACCTCGTCCTGCGCGGCCCCGAGGATCGCCGTGGCAACAAATGGAAAGAGGCTCAGCTTGCCGCCGATCTGGATGGCCAGATCCTACTGCCAGAGGCCGAGTTCGATCTGGCCGCGCGCATCGCCGATGCTGTCAAGGCTCACCCGGTCGCGGCCATGTATCTGGCCGATCCGACCTTCGTGGCCGAGGCCAGCTTCTTCGGCATCGATCCGGCCACTGGCGTCGAAATCAAATGCCGACCCGACGGCTATCTGCCAGAGGTCGGCTTGGTGTTCGACGTGAAGACCACCACCGACGCCAGCCCAGACGGCTTCCCGCGTGAGCTTCGCAAGTACGCATACGACGTGCAGGCCGCCTTTTACCTGCGCGCCCTGCGTGCCGCTGGCTACAAGGCCGACACGTTCATGTTCATCGCGGTCGAGAAAGAGGCACCCTTTGCTGTCGGTGTCCACGCCCTGACCGACCGCTATTTGGACCACGCCGACATGATCGTGACCCAGACCCTCCAAAAGATCAGCAATGCCATCGCCGTTATGGACTTCCCAACTGGATGGGATCTGATTAACCATATCGATCTGCCACGCTGGCAGACCGAGACCGCCGAAGATGACATCTTCGACCAAACCGTAGACTTCTGAGACCACAAGCCAGAGAGGAGCAAACCATGGCTAACAATGATGACTTCCACAAGGTTCTCGTCAAGAACGTGACCCTTCAGTATCCCAAGCTGAACCAGACCTATCGGTTCAACACGCAGAAGCAGGCCAGCGAACCCTGCGCGCCCACCGCTTCCAACGCGGCTTGGTCCGTGGCCTTCGACATGCCCAAGGAGCAGGCAAAGCCGCTTTACGAAGAACTGCGCGCCCACTACGAGGCCTGCCGTTCGCGCAACAGCAAGATGCCCCAATTCAAAACCATCTTCAGCATGAAGAAGCTGAAGGACGAAAACGGCAACGAAACCGGCATGGTACAATTCACCGCCAAGCGCAACGGCATGAAGAAGGACGGCACGCCCAACAAGGCGCCCACCGTCATCGACGGGCAGAAGCAGCCGCTGGCCGATCTGGCCTTCTGGGGCGGGTCCAAAGGCACCGTGCGCGCTTGGGCCGTGGCCGTCATTGATCCCGATGGCAACGGCGGCATCTCCCTCCTGCTAGACGCGGTGCAGGTCACCGAAGCCCGCTATGGCGACGGCGGCATGGATGATTTCGACACGGTCGAGAGCAAAGCCGATCCGTTTGAGCAGGCCCGCAAGCCGCTGGATGAACAGAAGCGCGAAAGCATCAAGCAGGAACTGGACGACGAGATCCCGTTCTGACAATAAAAAGAACCCCGGCGTGAGACCAACGCGCCGGGGTTCAGTTAAGGCAGGCGTAACCGAGGGAGGAGCAGGTTACGTTTGCAGGCGGAGAAACCTTGCAGGAGAAACTATAATGCACGCAATATCTGGTGGCAAGTACCGCGGTGGCCACAATGTCTGACATCCGCTTTTTGACAGCCCCCGGCTCTTTTCACACGCTCATCGACAAGCCCGGCCAGGTTTATCCCGGCATCTATTGGGCCGACATCGCCCGCATGGTCTCGACACCGCAGGCGAAAGAAAAGATCGACGCCGATTTCTTCATCCCCTCGACCTACCGCGAACACGACGGCAGATCCCACGAAGCCCAGCGTGAGCGCGGAGCCTTTCGAATGCTCGCCCTCGACATCGACCGGGGCAACCCCAGCCTGGACGACGTGCTGGCCGCCGTAGAGGCCGTCTGCGGGCCTGTCAGCCTGCTTGCCTATTCATCCTCCGGCGCGACACCAGAGAACCGCAAATGGCGCGTTCTGATCCCTTTAGCTGGCTTCCTGTCCGGCGCTGACTATGAGTTGGCCCAGACCGCCTTGTTCGACCTGCTGCATGCCAATGGCATACACCCCGACGGCGCTTTGGCGCGCTGCGGGCAGCCGATCTACCTGCCCAACGTACCGCTGGGCAAACGCAACCCCGATCTGACACCGATCTTCTACCAACACCGCATTATCCGCGCCGGCACGCTGCGTCTGGATGCCGACAGCGCCATCCGCCAAGAGATCGACCGCAGGCTGGAGCAATACCGCCTCGCCGCCGAGCAGGCAGATCGGGCGCGTGCCGACCGTGAGCGCCAGCGTGCCGAGCGCCGGCAGAAGTTCCCCGATCAGGTCAGCCCGATTGATGCTTTCAACGCTGACCACACCATCGAGGATCTGTTCGCCCGTTATCAATATGAGCGGCGCGGATCTTCCCAGCATTACCGTTCTCGGTATCAAACGTCCCCCAGCTTCGCCACGCAGAACTTCTTATCGCATTGGGTAAGCCTTTCTGGATCCGACGCAGCCGCTGGCATCGGCAGGTCGAAATCGCTGGGCGAAAATTCCTTCTGCTGGGGTGATGCGTGGGATTTGTTCGTCCACTATGAGCATGACGGAGATTTCGACAAAGCTGTGCGCGCCTATGGCTTGGAGATCAGCCCGGCCAAGGCCGAGATCGACGTGCCAGAGAACGGCATGGACGATTTCGACTATGTAGCCCCGCAGGCCGCGCAGGAGCCACCTGCCAGCGCACAGGCCGATGACATAGACCTGGACAGCTTCGACACCCCAGACGCCCCCGAGGCGGCCCCGGATTGGCCCACGCTCTACGATATGTTCGACGAGGCCAGCATCGAACCGCGCCGCTGGATCTATGCCCACCATTATCTGCGATCATTCGTCAGCGTGCTGGCGTCGGCAGGCGGCATCGGCAAGACCAGCCTCCAGATCGTGGAGGCGCTGGCCATCGTGACGGGCAGGCCGCTGTTGGGCGAGGAGGTGAAAGAGCGCACCAACGTCTGGATCGTAAACCTTGAAGACCCGCTGGAAGAGATCCAGCGCCGGGTTCTCGCTGCGATGCGGCATTACGGTATCAAGCCCGCCGAGGTCGAGGGCCGCCTGTTCGTCAACGCTGGCCGAGACTTCAGCCTGAAGTTCGGCATCCAGACCCGCGAGGGCGTCCTGCCCAACACCAAGCTGGTCGAATACCTTTGCAAGAAGATACCCGAAAAGCAGATCGGCTGCGTCTTCATCGACCCCTTCGTCGGCGCTCACAACATCAACGAGAACGACAACATGGCCGTTAACGCCATTGTGGCGGAAATAAGGCGCGTGGCGGACGAGACAAAGTGCGCCATCGGGCTGGTCCACCACATCCGTAAAGGCAACGGCGAGGATGCGTCGATTGATAGCGTGCGTGGCGCAGGAAGCCTGATCGGGGCGGCTCGGGCTGCACGCGTGGTCAACAAGGTCTCAGAGGACGACGCCATGAAGCTGGGCGTGGACATGGACAAAGCCAAGGGCATCTTCCGCGTGGACGATGGCAAGGCCAATCTCGCCCCGCCTGCGGACAAGTCAACCTATCGCCAGATGATCGGGGTCAAGATCGACAACGGAGAGTGGATCGGCGTCTGCGTGCCGTTCGACCTGCCAGACGAATGGAAGGGCATGACCGATGCCGTCGTGAACGAGATGCTGCGTATGATCGAACTAGGGCCGAGGACAGATGACGGGTCTCAAGAGTACTATTCGATCAGGCCCCAAGACAAGGATCGCTTCGTCGGGCGCGTCGTCACGACCTTCGCATTCGACGATCCAGCCCACATGAAGAACGATGGGCAGGCCAAGCGCATCATCAAGACGTGGCACGACAAGGGGCTGATTGAGGAGTTCGAATATCGCTCCGAAAGCCAGCGCAAAGACCGCAAAGGCGTGCGCCCTGTAGGCCGTGTTGGGGAGCAGTTTTGATGTGCGCCACTGGATTTAAAAAGGCGGTTTCAGTGGCGCGCCAGTGGCGCAAATTGACTGCGCCACTGGTGATTTCGCCCTATAGGGTAAACCCAGCGGCGCAGAGCGCGCCACTGCCGCCTGCCTAGCGGCGCGGCAGAGGCGCACGC